GCCGCAGAGTTACTTCTGCGGTTTCATTATTTGAAGGATATATCTAAGACTTTTAAATCTGGTTATAATTACGGTCTTTATAAAAATAATGAATTCTGTCCTCTGAATATTGGAGGCATCCAGGGAGTCTGTATCTTTACAGGTCTCCCTGTTCCAGAAATAGCACAAGGAGCATTCGGTCTAGAAAGAGATGATCAAGAAGGACTATTTGAACTTTCCAGACTCTGCATCCACCCCGTCACTCAACAAGAAGAGTACAACATTACTTCTTGGTTTGTTTCAAGAGCGATTAAGCAACTTAGAAAGGATACAAAAGTCAGGGCGATCATTTCATACGCTGATAGCGAGCATCACGGTGGCACAATCTATCGCGCTTGTAATTTTAGGTACTGTGGTCTATCAGACCCAAAAAAAGACTTTTACTTTTCAGACGGCACCAAGCATTCCAGAGGAAAGATTGGAGATGCAGAGGGTGAATGGAGAGATCGGTCCCGTAAACACCGATATGTGATGATGTTTGATAAGAGTCTAGAACTCTTATGGACCGATAAGTCTAGTATTCTCAGTAGCAATTAGTTTATTGTTTATAACTAGAGGACCTTCTTTATAGTTCATAATATCTCTCATATCATTCATAAACTGCTGCATATATCTTGGTTTCATCAATTCAATTTCTCTCTTTGATTCATTCTTTTTAGTTTCATATTCATAATTTGTGACCGTCACAACTGGTCCAATGTTATTATCTCTCATAATATATCCATCAATTTTTATAGCACTTAAGTATTTAACACCAGTACCTCCAGTTACTAAAAGTTTATCAAGAGTTCCCCCCTTTCCTGTGTAGATTGTTTTCCACTCTCCACTACCACTTAAATTTACATCTGGTTGTTGTTCTCCATTAATTGTTACGACATATCTTTGAGATCCTGAATTAGTTCCAGTTCCAACGTAAATTTCTATTTGTTCTTCAAACGGAATTGGTGTTGGTGGAGTAAAAGTTACATCTCCAGAACCAGAACCTATAGTTGAAATATCTCCATCAAAAATATTTCTGAGAGGGTATCCATCAGGATTTTGTGTTCCTGCCAGATACTTGGACCAAAGTGTTCCATTATTTGGAGTTGTTCCAAATGAACTTCCACCAAAGATAACATTGCTAGACAATGGATTTACACCAACAAAAGATTCTGCAGATGCTGAGTCGTAGATAGTAAAATTCTTGTCAACTATTTGACCAGCAGGTACAATTAATCTTCCTCTATGATCTCTCACTTCAGTTGTTTCATAGTGATGAGGTTTGAATAAATTTTCCAAACCATACTTAGATTGACCATATCTATAAAGATCTGCATTACTCAGTGGCCATTCATCTCTAATATTTGTGATCCCTGCGGTTAGTACTACAATCCAATCTTTTCTAGGATCACCATAAAATTTTTCAGCAACAGTGTCTGGTCTATCACCTTCTTCAATTCTGTATCTTTGGAAGAATGTTGCAGATTCTTTTACTTGATCTGTAAGTTTTACTTTACGAAATAAATTCTTTACCCTAAGATATTCTTGGGATGAAGTCTTTGTTATTAAATTTGACTGATATAGAAGATCAGGTAGTTCTTGAAAGTATCCCATTAGAATCCTACACCTCCGACTGGATTACCATCAGTATTTGTCTGATCATAATCTTCTTGGTAAATTGGGTTGAGTTCTTTAAACGTAAATGACATTTGCATATGAACTGGTGCTCTTAAACTTCCAGCATAAGTTGCATAAGTTCCAGATGCTGTATAGTTTACGCTGATATCACTAACAGCACCAATCTTAAATCTATTTAAGAATGGATGTGGTTTACCATTAGCAGTAATATATTGAAGTTGGAATAAATCTGGAGAATTGATGAACAATCCAGCATTAGAACCTTTCTTTGGCACAATTGCTTCTTTCATCACTCTAATAATACTCATTACTTCATCTGCTTCTTCAGGATCATGTGGAGCAAAATCATAGACAAATTGGAATGATCTTAATGTTGGAGCATTGAACAGAAGTTCCATATTTGATTGTAGAACTTGACCACTTGCTCTGGTAATCAATGATTGTGCATTGACATTAGCACCAAGTTGATTAATTGCTGAACCACCTAAGATGGTTGTAAGCATCTTCTTAGTGTCAGGTCCAATTGCTGTTCCTGCAGCAGTCTGCATTATCTGCATTGCAGTGTTTAAAGTCTCACCAGGTTTTCCAACCAGACCAGAAGCCGCAGCAAGACCTGCAGCTTGCAGTGGATTCATAGTATCCTGTGCATAATCAACAGATATATTATCCGTTATTTGCTGAGGTACTGGTAAGTAGATATATCGAGCATTTGATTCTATCTCTGCCGTCTGAGCACCTACCTCATTAAAAATTTCATCTCTTGTTCTTATTGGTTTAAAACCAGTTACATATGTGTTATATATTTGATTGCCATCATCGTCCTTTGCATCAGTGCCATCGTTGTCTCCACCATTCCAAACCTGTTTGACTTTTTTAGTTTCAAACATGTTGTTCAACGAATAAATATCCTCAGACCTCTTAGGAGTGAAGATCTTTATATACAGCATATCTTGCTTATTGTCGCGCTTACCCGACCCCATACTTTTCATGGGATATCTAAGTGCTCTCTTAGGTTCAGGTTTAGACATCTACACAGAGATTTTTAAGTATTTAGACGCTTATTCATAAGTGACAGTCTTAGTATATCATTTACTTCAGAACGGAAGATCTCATACACATCAGTTCCTACTTCATTCCAGGTATATTGTCTTGGTTCTCTCCAGTGAGCACTGAATCCACGGAATCCCCACTGGAACACGTCCGTAACTGCTATAAAAGGATTCTGATCGTATGTGATATTGGGTGTTTTAGCATTATAAACAAAGAGATATAACTTTCCTGGTTCAACAGACCTTACAGGAGAGGCAGTCAACACATCCAGAACTTCAAGCATTCTATCATCAGGATCTTTCATACCTGTCATATTATCGACAAGTTCACGGATCCTATTTACATTACTATCTGTCTGTGTTGGTCTCTTTGCCATTACTTGATACCGAGTTCTTTCTCCGTCATTACCTTAAACTCCCACATTCTGTCAGCACAATAATCTTTTGCTGCTTTCCACTTTGCCTGATTCTTAGCATATTCATATGCTTCGTTCAGGTACTTTTTTGTTTGTCTCTTAGGTTTAGGTGGAGGAGCACATTGCCTCATTGGTTTGATTTCAATTAAAGATGATCTAAGTTTACCGTTTACATCTTTATACTTAATAAAAAAGTCTGGAAAATATCTATGAACTCGATTATCAATAGGAGAACGATATGGTATTGCAAGTTCCTCTGAGTGCCACTCTAGAACGTTTACATTATTATCACAGTAAACCATAAACTTGCGTTCCCAGAGAGAACGATATATTATATTAGTAGGATCTCCCTTATATTTTTTAGGATAAGATGGTTTGTATTTTCCCTTATATGACATCTAAATAACTAAACAATCACCTATAAGATATTTAGAGTGCCTAGACCGCTTCCAAAAAAGATATCTCAGATAAAACCAACCTTAAGTCAGGTTGCAACATCTTCTCACTTTCTTGTAGAATTTGGTGGACTTAGTTCAGAATTGTCGAAGCATCTCAAAGAGAGGGGGATGGATAGTAGATATATTACTGATACAATTGGACTTTTATGTTGTAGAGCGTCACTCCCTGGAAGTGGATTTGCAACAGCAGACATTGTAGGAAAATATCAAGGTGTTGCAGAAAAGTTTGCACATACTAGAACCTTTGTTCAGATTGACATGGATTTCTATGTTGATACTGGATATAAATCATTGAAGTTTCTAGAGCACTGGATGGAGTTCATGAGTTCTGCATCTGAGACTGACGATAATATAGGCGCTGATCCACTTCTTGATGGTTTTCATTTTAGGATGAGATATCCTAATGAATATAAGTGTGATGAGACTAGAATTATTAAATTTGAAAGGGATTACAAGAGATATGTTGAGTATAGATTCTTTGGATTATTCCCAATATCATTGAATGCTACACCAGTATCATATGATGGTTCACAAATCCTAAAAGCAACAGCATCTTTCCACTATGATAGGTATTATGCTGGTCAGTCTCGCTCATTGGATGCTTTCTTGAAAAGGAATAATAATAAGCAACAACCAGCAAGTTCAGATACAACCTCACAGCAACAGTCTGAACAAATTTATGGTCTTAATTCTGGATTCAATGCACCAACTAATGACTTTGGAATCAAACCACTTACTTCTAATTTATTGAATGCAGGAAGTGATGCAAATTATAACTTTGGATTTAATTCAAAGGATGATCCATATACTTTAGATTTCACCCAAGCATCTAATATTACTCAAGGGAGAAGACTCTAATAACCTCTCTAAATAATTTTACTGACGTGCATGAATTGTAATGCCTTTACCAAAGATTTCTACACCAACCTATGAGTTGGTAATTCCTTCTACTAAAAAGAAGATTAAGTACAGACCTTTTTTAGTTAAGGAAGAAAAAGTTTTGATTATCGCTATGGAGAGTGAAGATACTCAACATATCGCTAATGCTGTTAAGGATGTCATTTCATCTTGCATTATTACAAGAGGTATTAAAGTTGATGAACTATCAACCTTTGATATTGAATATCTGTTTTTAAATATTCGTGGTAAGTCTGTAGGTGAAGAAGTAGAAGTTTTAATCACCTGCCCCGATGATGGAACTACAAAGGTTCCTGCCATCATTGATCTAGATTCAATTGAAGTTCAATATGATGAGTCACATACACCAAACATTAAACTTGATGATAATTTGACTCTTAAGATGAGATATCCATCTATGAATGAATTCATCAAGAATAATTTTACAGTGACTGATATTGGTGTTGATGATACATTCGAAATTATTATGTCTTGTATTGAACAGATTTATAATGAAGAGGAATCTTGGTCTGTCAAGGATTGTACTAAAAAAGAGTTGAAAGACTTTATTGAATCTCTTAGTTCAAAGCAATTTAAGGAGATTGAAAACTTCTTCTCAACAATGCCAAAACTTTCTCATACGGTTACGATTACTAATCCCAATACTGGGAAAGAAAATGATATTGTATTGGAAGGGTTAGCATCTTTTTTCGCGTAAGTATGGCTCATACTGACCTTGAGTCATAC